GGCTTTGGTTTACTGTCTGGCAGTGTTCCAGCCGCTCTTGCGTATGGCGCAGCTGATTTTCTTGCCGCTTACCCTGCAACACTTGCTGCTCGCAAATTAGGTCAAAGGTATATTACGCAACCAGTTAAATTACTTGGAAAAGAAATTAGCCCTGAAACAATGCGGGGCGCTTTAGAGACCACCGCAAATCTTGGTTCGTCTATTGCTGCGCCCTTTGCAGTTGATGCAGCTGTTGGTCAATATTTATATCCGCAACCCACGGTTCAATCTCAATCGCAGCAAATTATGCAAGAGATGAATCAACGCGCCACTGTTAATCAACTAGAAGGCGGCCAAACCGTTGCTCCTGGCACACAATTTCAAATGCAAGGTATTGAACATACATTCCTTAAAAATTACGTTAAACCTCAAAACTATGTTGCTGAGTTGATGCCTGGTTACGACGAAGCCCTTGCGCAGCTGCGTAATCCGTTGGGGGTTATGAAATGAACCCTATTCAATATTTGCAACAAATTGGGCAAGACGTTAAGCAAGGCTATAAAACTGCAGATGCTGTTCAGCGTCAAATGCTTCGTGAAGCACGAGGCAAAGGCTTGGGGTATGGTGAAAGCATTTTAGATCCTGGCTTTAAACAGGCTATTGCCGCAAAAGGTATTACTGCGCGTCAAACACCTGCTCAATTTGCAGGTGCTTATCTGTCACGCACCTTAATTGATCTTGCTAATGATGGTACACGTACCTATTGGTGGCGATGGAATCATCCGTTGGCTATTGCCCAGCGTGTCGTTGGTATGGCAGTTGATCCATCTGTGATTAAATCTCCCACTGCACGTGCCGTCACAGCACTTGGCATTGCAACACCCGCCATTGCTGCTGCTGGCACGTACGACATTACAAATCCAGAAGAGGCATTTCGGCCTACTGGTTATGCTCAAACTTATTCTCCAAAGGGCGCAGAAGATCGTCGTCAAACTGGCCAGCCTGCTCAGGAGTTATTTGAACGTTTCTTCTTGGGGCGTACTGGTGATCCTTTAAAATATGCAACAGCAAAAGAAGAGATTCCAAATTTGACCCCAGAGCGTTACGCAAATTACATGAATTTTCTTTACCAAGAAAAAGGTTTGCTTGGTCTTGGTATTGCTAAAGGAACTATGGAAAATCTTCAAGGTTATCCAGAAGTTCGTGTCCTTGGTTATCCAGTTAATATTCCAATGGCAGGTGGTTTTGCTGGTGGCTCTCTTGCTGCTACAGCAGCTGCACGGCTCCCTGGTACACCACGTCAAAAGGCTGTACGTGCGATGGCAGGCGGCTTGGCGGGCTCGTTGGCTGGTGTGACAGCAGGTAATGTTACGAATGAAATGATTGCTGCTGCAAATCGTCCAAAACTTCCTACAACTGCTGAATATCAAAACTTAAGTGCTGATAGAATTTAAACAACTGAAAGAATAAGATCGGTTAAATGTCTATTTTTACCGACCCGAATACGGGAAAAACTTATCAAATGAACCCGTTAACGGGCGGATACACTGAGGTTGCAGGAATTAATACAGATGCAACAACTAAATTGCCTTTTCGAGACCAGCTTCGTCAACGCATTTCTCAAGGCCAACAAACTCTAGAGACTGGTGCACAAGCTTTAACGCCGTATTTGGCTACTGCTGGTCGGTATGGCCCAGGTGTTGCTTTTGGTGTTAATCAAATGCTTCAACCCGGAGGGCTTATTCCTGGACTAGCTGCCACAGCTGCTTCGGTTACCACTACTGCCCTAGCAACTCCTTTTGTTCGTGGTCTTACAGCTGCGATGCCAGGTCCATTGGGTAAGCTTGCTCGTGTCGCTGTTCCTGCCGCTGCAGGTGTTGGCGCTGGTATGTTAGGCAATTTTGGTGGAAGCTTGCTTACAAAAGGTACAGCCCCAGATGTTAAAACAGAAATTCCCCGTGTAATCAATACTCCTCTTGGTCCAGTTGCCTTAAACGAAGCCGGCGCCCAAGAAGCTTTCATAGATCGTCAACGCCAACGTGAAATCGATGCGTACAATACGGTTTCTTCGATGGATTTAGCTAAAGCCAAAGATCTTTATAAGTTCCAAGCTGATATTGATTATCAAAATACGCAACGGAATTTCCCTCTGGTCAACCAGATGAAGAACGCTGACATGGTTCGCCAACAAGCTTTACTTGCTTCTCAAGGCAATCAAATGTCACGTCAAGCTCTGTTGGGCATGGCAGGATCTCTTGCGGTTGGCGGCCAGGCACAGGCTGGTGAAACACTCCGCACAATGATGACCTCTAATCCTTATGCCAATGTTGTGCTGAGGTAATCATGGCTTTTGATGCACTTGAATTTGCTGGCAGTAAATCAAAAACACCGTTAACCAGTTTTAGATATGCCAAGGCACCTTCTTTTGGTGCGCAAGCTAAACAGCAACCCGGTAGCTTTCAATCGTTTGTTGAGCCTTTAAAAATCTTGTATGGCTCTGATGTAACTGCATGGCCTGCTGAGGCTAAAAACAAAGCCTTTGAACTTTATCAAGGAAACATCTCCCCTGCAGGTCAACTTGAAAGAGAAATTTCTCCTGCTGTAAAAGAGTTGCTTGAGAGGCAGGCATATGAAATGTCTCCCGAGGGCAAAAAAGAGTTGCTTGAAATGACGCGACAGCATGAGTTTGAAAAAGGTAAAGCGGGTTTATTGTTTAATACTCTTACCAAGCTTCCAGAAGCGATGGCTGCCGCTGTTAGTCCATTTGGTGGTCCAGTGGGCGCTGCTATGGCCTATCAAGGAGCTTCTGCAATCCCTGGGATTTACGCTCAAACAATGGCGTCATTCCCGCAAATTCAAGTGCCTGGCTACAGTGCGCAACAATATCGTTACTTTCAGTGATGTAAAATAATACTATGAATAAATGGGCTTACGAGTCAGAGGGTCTGCCGAGTTTTTTTAACTCTGGTGGGGCTTCTGCGGCAAAAGCAGGGGGATCTATGTTTCCAGGAGCTGCATTAGGACTTGGGATGCTTGGTCAAGGCATCTTTGGCATGATTGGTGCTCAAAGGCAAGCTGATACCCAAGCCGCTATTGCTAATGCCCAGATGGCCGCCCAGGCCGATGCTATTCGCCAATCACGCGAAATGGAAAAAGGTCGGTTGGGCGCGACAATGTTCGGCACTATTTTTGGTTCTACAACTGCGCCAGATCTTGAATATGGCCGTCAGCTTGCCGCTCAACGTGCTCAATATGCTGAATTTTTACCCAAACAAATGGGTCTTGGGCGCGAACAAGCAAGATGGCAAGCAGCTTTCGAAACATCTCCAGATGTATTGGAAGCAAACCGTCGTGAACGCCTGGGACGTTTGCAAGAAACAATTGCAGGTTATCAAGCGCAGCCCACAGGAATGTTTGGTCCAATTAGGCGTATTAACATAGAATCATTGGCAGGTTAAAATTATGGGCGGCGGCGGTACAACAGTTCAATATCAGGCACCACCTCCTGATAATACGTTTGCAAAATTTTTAGAATATCAACAGCAAAAAGAAGCAAAAGCCGAAGAACGTGCTGCGGCAGAACGTGCCGAACAAAAAGCTGCTGCCGAAGCTCGCAAATCTGCAGGCCAAGCGGGTTATAGTGCTTTAAAAGGTGGCATTGAACAACAGCTTCGTCAAGGTTTAATCAGTTACGAAGATGCAACTTCTCGTCTTCGCGATTATGCCAGCAAATATGAAATGGCTCCAGTTGAAGGAGACGTTTCTGGCCTTGGACAGTTATACACCCAAGAACTTCTCCCTGGCCGCCGTCAGACTGCCGTTGGTGCAGCATATGAAGAAATTCTTGGGCGCCAAGCAACTGAGGCAGAGAAACAATCTGCCATGGAGCGGTTCTCCCAAGGTTATTACACATCTAATCAAGATCTTCGTGATGCTCTTTACAAGGGTCAAGAGTATCAAAAGAAATTCAATCAGAGCTATTTAGACAATTATTACGATACAAAATTTGGCAAGCAAACCCTAGACGAAAAAGGTGAGCGTACAGGTAAACGTTCTTTCACATTTGATTCTAATTTATTGCCTTCAATGGGCGAATCAAGTGCTGAATTAGGGAAACGCACTGGTATTTTAATGCCTCAATTTGGAGCTTCTTTTACTGGAACTCCTGCTGAAATTGAAGAACAACTTCAAAATGTCCGCGACAGTCGTCAGTTTCTTTATAGCGCAGGCTTGACCAATCTTCAAGGTGAGATTGATAAAGAAACTCAGAAACTTAAAAATGAAGGAAGTAAGGAGCTTGCCAAGATTCAATCGCAAGGTGCAATTTATAATACTCTTGTCGGCAGTTTTAGTTTTTAAATTAAAATTGCTATAATTACTTTAGTCAACAATTTTTGCTATGGCTGACACAAGCACTGATACATCTGCACTTCTTAGTGACCTACCTGCAGGCCAAACCGGCATTGAGGGCGATTATTTTGATATTACTAAGTTTGAGAAGCTTCTGAATCGCCTGGAAGCCTCTAAAGGTCGCCAGCAACGTCAAAAGTCTTTAGAAAGTCGTCGCGACATTTTCGCTCAAGGTCTTGCTAGCATGATGAGCAATTTCTAATTAATTAATTAATTAATTAGTAAATAATGTTAGATACAACATTACCAGCAAGGCAAAATCAACTCCCCTCTTGGGGAGTTGATTTAGATTCTTTTGGTTCACGCGACGTAGACCCTCAAAAAGTTATTGACGCTGAAAAGCTTGGTTTGTCAACTGATCAACCCCTTGGCCAAAAAGGCAAAGAAGGTGATTATTTTGATATTAGTAAGTTTGAGCAGCTTCTTAATCGCCTTGAGGCCTCCAAGGGTCGTCAGCAGCGTCAAAAATCTTTAGAAGGCCGTCGTGACATCTTTGCTCAAGGTCTTGCGACTATGATGAGCAACTTCTGATTTTTCTTGTTAAACTAATAAGCCATGACTAGTAGCGTTCCAACTGGTCAAACCGATGTCGATGATTGGTTTGATTTAGACAAATATCGCCAAGCTGCTGGCGTGGCCTACGAATTTTCCAAGAAAAAGATGGAGACTGCTGGTGAACAAGAACGTGAAACCATCGGTAAAGGTGCAACCGAACAACGCACCTCAGCCGAACAAGCACAAGAATTCAAGCAACGCGACGAAGCACGGGACTACGGTCAGGCCCAACGAGCTTATCGATATTGAGTTATTTGATACTTGGGTTGACAACCTCGATGCGTCAACTCAAGAATCATTCTGTGCTTTTGCCGCAGAAAACTATTCTGTAATTGAAATTTATCTATACGCTAGGTTTCTTGGTTACAAGGGCAGTATTACTGCGTGTGATCTTTGGGTAAAAGACAATTACGTCAAGCCCGATCACCGTAAAAAACTCTTGTATGAAATTGATGAGATGCAGGAGGATATTCGCAAACTTCGTGAGGATGTTGAGCAAGGTGTTGTAAAACGTGATGCCGGAGTTGCCCGTATTGCATCAATGCAAAAAGAACTCCGTGGCACCATCGCCCAAGTAGAGGAGTTTACAGCAATTAAAGATCGCAAAGGCTTGCTAATGGCTGGTGCGGATCGTGCCATTCGTGAGTTAATGTTCATCTTTAAAGATGATCCTATTGAGCTTCCCTTGGAAGAAGCTTCAATGAGCGTATGGTCTCGTATGCAATTAGAAGAATAAATGCTATTAGAATGTTTTTAAACAATAAACAATAAAAATGGGTGCAGACAATACAAGCAACCCTGCTTTTTCAGAGTTGCAAAAAGCTCAATCGCAAGGTAAAGCAGTTGGTTTTACTGGTATTAGACAATTACCTTCTACTTCGGCACCTGCGGGCGCCACTCCTTCTGCTCCCATCCAGCAATACGCCGCACAGAAGGCACGGGAAGACGTAATGCGTCGTCGTCAACAAGAAGAGCAAATGCGGCGCCGTTCACCATTTTTCCGCTGATCATGGGTGCTCAACAAAACATTCGACTTGCAGGTGATGCAAGACGCCGTCAAATGGAAGGTCTTGCACAACGTCGCCGTGCAGCCATGGGTGGTGAAATGCCTTCTCCTTCTACAACAGGTGGTCCCAGCGACAATCCTGCTGTAGTTGGCGAACTGGCATCTGTTTCGCCTAATACAATTATGCGTCAAGAAATGTTTGCTGCTCGTCCAGGGATGCAAACACCTCTTCAACTAGAAAACCCACAAGGTGCTCCAGGTCTTGGCCCAGTTGCCCCAATGCCAGGTCGCATCTTTGAAGGTTCTCCTGAATATGAACAAATGCGTCAACGCTTGCGTGGTTTAAATTTATATGGTGATCGCGGAAGGTTCTTCTAATTATGGCTAAAGGAAAAATGCCGCCTCAACTTCTTGAGCATTTCAAGAAAAAAGAAGCCAAGAAGGAAGACGGCACGGAAATGTCGGATAAGGAAAAGCGTAAGGCCGCTTTAGAAAAAGCTCGTAAATATCAAGAGCAAAAACAAAAGCAACGCAAAGAAAAATAGATTACTATTCAGTAATACTCTGAATACAATCTTGTGCCTTCTTACGTTCATCTTGCGCATCGGCGTAATGCCAAAGCTGCTGCTCGTAATCAGCAGATTAAAAAGCCCAAGAATTTAGAACTCCTGGCACGAGCCCGCGAAGACTTTGCGTATTTTTGTGAGTACGTTGCTGATAAACCTCCGGCACAACATCACAAAGATTGGCATAGGCATTTTGTTACTAACGAAGATAGTTCTTGCTTAATTAAAATTGCTGGGCCCAACATTGATCTGTTGGCGCCTCGTGGTTCAGCCAAAAGTACAGTCCTTGGTTTATTGACTGCATGGGCCATTGGCATTCATACGCATGCCAAGAAACCCCTGCAGATTCTTTACTTGTCTTACACGGTTGATATTGCTCGTTCTAAGTCCGCAACTATCAAACGCATTATTTCAAGTAAACGTTACCAAGAAGTTTTTCCCAAGGTACGTCTTTTAAAAAATGCCACTAGCAATGAGTATTGGTCTATTGACCACAAATTTGCTGGTATTGATGTAACCGGTGATGAACAATTTACGCTTTGCGCCGCTGGCCTCAAAGGTTCAGTGACCTCTAAACGTTCACACCTTGTGATGATTGATGACGCTATTAAGTCTGCTGCTGATATTTCTAATCCTGACATTCGTAAAACAATGCAGGACAACTGGAACGCAGTGATTGCACCCACCATGTTTGAAGGTGGCCGGGCAATTTGCCTTGGTACGCGTTTTCGCCATGACGATATTCACGCCACAACATTTAACGAGCAAAATAACTGGACTCAGATTGTTCTTTCTGCCATTTTGAACAACATCAAAACAGGAGAAGAAGAATCTTATTGGCCCGAGATGTGGTCTTTGGAGTACTTAAAAGAAAAAAAACGACAAGCGCCTATTGCTTTTTCGTTCCAATATATGAATCAAATCGTCAGGCAAAACGAATTGTCACTGGCACCAGAACTCATTGTTAAAGCAGAAATTTCAACGGAGTTTGATACGCTTGGCATCGGTGTCGATTTGTCTGCTGGCACCAAGGAAAAGAATGATTACACCGTGATGATTCTTGGTGGCCGCATTGGAGACCGCATCCACATTATTGATTACCGCCGCATCAGGGTTATGGGTAACCTTGAAAAGCTTGATGCAATGAAAGAGCTTCTCAATGACTGGTCCGTCATTGGTCGAGATGAAAACGGTAATTATTTCCCAACGTATTCAACATGTGACATTTGGTCTGAAGCTGTGCAGTACCAAGCATCTCTGGAAGCCGACTTCAAGCGTGTTTGTCTTAATAACGAAGGTCTGTATAACTTGATTTGGCATCCTGTCAAAGGTTTCCGTGCGGATAAGTTAGCTCGTTTTCGTGGCATCATGGGCATGTTTGAAGATCGGAAGATTATCTTTAATCGTTTCCGTAATTTCACAGCTCTTTTCGAAGAGCTTACAAACTTTGGTGTCAGCAGCCACGATGACACGGTTGACGCTCTTGTTTGGCTTGTTACTGGATTAGCAAGAAAGGGGCAGCTTCAACTTGATTACTAATCCTAAAATAAGAAAAAAAGCATTTTGGGTTGTGGGTCCAGAATACATTGCAATTGCGATTACATCAATTGCATCTGCCTTGACAGGCGGTACGTGGGTTGCTAATCGTATTTTGGACCGTCAAAACGAACGTGTTCAAAATGCAATTGATTACACGTCATCGCAAAAACGGCGAGTAGATGCCTTGGAAGACCAGCTAAATCGCTTGCCTCTTGATTACGTTCTCAAGGTTGATTTCTTGAGAGAAATTCAAGAAATGCATGACAACTTTAGACAAATTAACGTTAAGCTTGATAAGCTTATGGAAAAGCTTTTGTCCAAATGAGTTACATTCTTGAAGTTCAAGAAGACGAAAACGGCGATCAATACATTGTTTTGCCCGATGAAGTAATCGAAGACCTGGGCTGGCAAGAAGGTGATGTATTGAATTGGGATGTACGAGGTGATGGCATTGTTCTTTCAAGAGTGCATGATCCAGCTGGATATGAAGTATTAGAGGATTAAAATAGAAAGATTGAGAAGTTAGACAGATGTCTTTTAGAACGGATGGCGGATACGGTGTACCAGGGATGCCTGGTAATTTTCCTACAAATTTTGGCAACCTGATTGCAGGTAGTCCAAGTTTTACCATTGGCCCACGCAGCCCTTTTAAAGGCATGAGTCGCGAGCAATTGGAAGAACTTAAGAAGTTTGATGATCGCCCTCAAGATCTCCAGCAATACTACGACCGCATCAACAATCCCGGACCACAGCTGCCGATGGCTTATGAAAGCAGCAATTTTCCAGGTGCAGTTGGAAATATGGGAGGTTTAATTGCGCAGGCGCTGCCTAAGCCGCTACAGCCAACCCCTATGCCCGGCGCCAAGTACACTTTAAAACAACTTATTGGTGATCGACCGGGGATTATGAGTGATATACCAGAAGACGTTCGTTTCCGACAAGATACGCAACTCCTACCATTCGATCCTGGTAACTACGCACAAAATAATAAACAAAATCCGTTGCGCGGAAATCGTTGGGCAGCTCCTTTTAACCCAAGGGGATATGTAGGACCAGGAATTGCTCCTTATTTTGGAAACCGCCAAGGCCCAGGGCTTTACGGTGAAATGGGTACAGGCGCAATTTAATTTTCTTAAATAACTGCTAGTATTAAAGGAAAGGGCAAAAGACATGTATTACGGCGGTGAACGAAATGTCCCCGGCGCACCTGGCAATTTAATGGCCGGTGCTCCCCATGGCAAAATGTATGAACAGCAGCCAAGAGAATATTTGAATCAAAGGATGCCAGTGTATCCTCCTGGTTTTGGCCCACAACCACAACAGGCTCAACCGCAACTTCCTCAGCCCGGTACTCCGGTTCAGCTTGAATTGCCTTTGGCAATGCGTGGCTTACAAGGCCCTGTTTCCATGGGCAATGCAGGTGCGCTTGCTGCTGGCAATACGCTTATTGATCCTCGGTTTCAAATTCCCGGCGGTCAAAGCCCCTATCGTCAACCTGTACTACCCACTGAAAAATCACCAGAAGAAAATATTCCGTTTTTGCTTCCAGGTAGTTATTCTTCTAAAGCAAATATTCCTGCTGGCTTCCAGAACAAGTTTGTTTCCTGATGAAGCGCAAAAAGTTAGTTAAGAAAGCATTGAAACAGCCTGAGCTTTATACTCCGGCAGAAATTGCTTACTTCAAACGCTGGCTTTGGCAAAAGAAACAAGACAAGAAAACTGCTAAGATTCAATTAAAGCAAGAGGCAAATAGTTAATGGCTGTTGACGCTAAGGCCCGTCTTAAAGAAATTATTGATTCCTACCTCGACAAAGACGGTGGGTCAATGATTGATACGGGCGTAGTGGCGTCTCACCTAGCCCAAATGAAACTCTTTGGCATTCGCCAAGGCGTAGAATTTTTTCCGGCGCAAGATAACTTTGGCAATCAACGCAAAGACTTTATTGACCGTGTAATTAAATACAACCAAATCGACACGCGCCTGGATTCCATCTGGGATTATTTCCTGTGTGATGGACAGGGTCTTTTTTACATTCGACCAACTAAAAATAATTATCGCCTTTATTATTTCCGTCGTCACGAGTATCGGACTTACTACAACATCGATGGCGAAATCGATGAGGTTGTGATTATCTATAGCTATAAAGTGCGCCGTGGCTTTGGTTTTGATCAAGATATTCAAGCCGGAAGCCTGACGGGTCCGGCCACCATGGGGCAAGGTGCCAAGCGCTATATTCGCCTTTCTATTAAACGGGACGTTATCGAAGAAACCCACTCAGAAGGTGAAATTTCTTTTGAGCAACCGCAATACACAGTCCCTGGACGTACCAAAACATTTAAAAATACTCTTCGTTTTATTCCTTGTGTAGAAGTCTTCAATAATCCAAAAGGCTTTGCAACGGAAGGTGTTGGCGAATTTGATGCACTTGCCAACCATATCTGTACGCATGATGAAATGGTTCGCACCATGCGTAAGAATGTACAGTTCTTTGGCAATCCAACACTTCTTTCGTCTCGTCCCAAGACTGACTTGATGGAGGCTGGTGGAGATGCAGTAGTCCAGCGTCCTTCCATCGCTGCGAACTCAGGTTTTACCGGTATGGGTGCGTTGAGCCAATCACGGTTCAAAGCAGATCCGATTTCTCGTGGCGTTGATGGACAGATTCGCGTTCCACGAGTGATTGCAAACCTGGAACCCAACGACCGAGTTGGTTATATCGTCCCAGACGCTATCACTGGTGATCAAAACTCTTTCGCACGTCAATATCGAGAAGAAATCCGTACGGCTCTTGGCGGCGTTGATGAGCTATCAATTTCTGCAGGCGTGACAGCAACTGAATACAAATCACTGTTTGGACGGGTGTCTGCAACATCCAAGAAAAAAGCAAATGCAATTTACACCTACGGCATTTGTCGGTGTCTTGAATTAATCATTTACCAAGAAGAGCGTTTATTCCGTGAGACATTAGCCGCAGCAGCAGGTCTGGAGAAACCTTTGGATTTACCGTCAGATGCCTCTGATGAAGACGTTGCTGCATACGATGACGCAATGTCGATGTTTGAAGACCAAGTCAAACAGCTCATGATGGCTTGTTTGCGTACGCAGCAAATTCCTCCAGGCGTACTAGGACTTATTCCTGATGGCGATGTCACAATGTTGTGGCGTTGGTTGGGTCCTGTTTACGAAGATTCAACCCAAGATGTTCTCAATAACTCCATCGTTGTTAGAAATCTGCAAGAATTAGGTGTTGATAGCATTGAAGCACTGAAATACCTCTTCCCGTCAAAAACGGATGAGGAGCGGGCCGCGATGCTATCGGGGTTCCCGTTCAGGATGGTGGGTGAATTACAGAATGCATATTCTTCTTTCGCTCGCCTCGTGGGAGGAATGATGCAGACCCCCCACCCGCAATCACCGGATTTACCGATGGCTGCGGATCCGCGATTGGATTTAACCCCATATCTGTATCGCACTTTAGAAGCTCTACAAAAGGAGATGAGTTATGCAGGACGCTACCGTCCAATCGATCCCACAGACGAGCCAAGCACCGGCGGCGGTGGCTCCAAGCAGCTACGTGATGGCAGCGCCACAACAGGCAGCTCCAGCACCGGTGGCTTATCAGGTGGGTACCAGCTACCCCCAAGCGGTACCTCAGGGGATCCCCAGCTACCAATCCAGCCCTACACAGTACGCCCCCCAATCCCAACCGGAGGCGCCCCAGAGCAATCCCTGGGAATCGGCGTTCAACAAGGTGGTGAACCTGCTGAGCGCACCAGTCCAATCCCCGTTCCAGGGTCAGTCGTCTCCGCAGACGACTCAGTATTCCCCGGCCAACTACGGGTTGAACAGCGCCCCAGCTACGCAACAATCGGCAGCGCTGACCTCGTATCCCAGCCAGGCATACTCGCCCAGCTCTTCCCCAATCTCCTCGACACCGTCCTTGGAGCAAGTCGCGGATTACGTGGGGATGGGGCAGGAAAGCCGCCAAGTGGTGGAAGCGTTCGGGATCGAAGCTCCGGCAATTCTGAACCAGTACGCCCTGAATCTGGAAGGAATGCTGGACAGCGCCGTCGCGTGGGGAAACCGCGCCGCTGATGCCATCCGTGGCTATGCCAATTTCGCTGTGAATGAGCATCAGGAGAACCTGGCTTACAACGAAATTCTGACCAACCCCGATGTCCTGAGTGATTACACCCTCAAGTTCTTTGGCCCTGAAGGTCCGTACCCTGTGTACGAGAACGAGGCTCAGCTTGAAACCCGTGGTTATCCCACCCAAGCTACCGGTTATCAAATGGGTGAATTCCCGGCTCCTCCGGCTGCCGCTGCCATGCAACAGCCTGAAAACTTCTGGGGCAGCTTTAACGACATCATGGCTCGTGACCCCCAGAATGCTTGGCGCGTTCTGAACCAAGCTCAGCCCAATGTTGTTGCAAACAAACTGTTTGTGATGGAGTGAGGAATGTTAAATCTTGCTGGTAAATATGCAAACGTAATCAGCAGGAATCCAGTAGCTTCTGCAGTGGCTGGCGGCCTTGGCGCCGCTGGCCTTGCCACTTTAGGCAACCTTGTTTCTGCTCAGGCCGAAGAAAAAGCTCCTGGAAGACTTGGCTTGGAGGCTTTAGGTGCAGGAGCACTTGGCGCAGCCCTTGGAACTCAGATCCCCGGATTACGCGGAAGAGCTGCTTCTGCAATGAGAAACATCGGGGCGGTTAGCCTTCAAAATCCTGGCGCAGTTGCCAGACGTGCGCAAATGTCGCCTGCTGAAATTCAAAGTGCCGAGTTTTCTCGTGATCTTTTGAATGCCGCTGTTCGTTCAGGTGAAGATCCCGCCAAGTTAAGGAGTGATCTTAAAACTACTGCACGCCGGGGCCAAGCAGTTATTAATACTGCTGGCATTCCGCTTGCTCTGACAGCTGCAGGTGGACTTGGTGGCATGGTCGGCGGCGGCATTTCTAATGTTGCTGCTGGACTTGGTCTCCCCGGCTTTACTCAAGGTGTTGATCCGGAATCCTATGGTTCCAGCAATTCCGAGGGTGCACGATACAAAGTACCCACCACGCAGTACATGTAATTTTTAAATAAATTACGGACTGCTAAAATTTGTATTAGATAAGACATGATAATGTCTGAATCTTTCACCCGATAACACACTTCCTGCGACACTGGAGGATAAAACAAAGTGTTTCTTGATAACGATTTCCCAAAAATTCTCGGTGCGGAACTCTATCGTCCCCACCCTGCATACATTGCTGAAATGGCTGTGGAGCCCGTGGTTGTCCACGACTTCACCCGTCAGCCTGGTCAAACCGTTCAGCTAGACCGCTACAAGTTCTGGGGTACTCCTGGTACCAAAGACAGCCGCGAGCGTGTGGCTGACCAGACCATCGGTACTGCCAACAGCCGCAACATCACCAAAGAGAAGGTGCTTGTTGTGCTGAAGGAATACACCGGTCCTGCTGATCCGGGCGATCCGACCCAGCCCAGCACCTTCAAGATTGCTCGTGAAACACTGGTTACCGCCCAGCGTCTGCTGCTGGATACCGGCAACCTGAATATGTTCCACCAGAGCATCGGTTCTCTGACCCTGCTCGACGACTATCGCCGGTGGCGTGACCGCGTCTTCATTGACGAACTTGCCAAAGCCGAAGCTAATGGCGCTGCTTCTAGCACCCAAGGCGGTTACTACTTCCCTGGCGGTAAGACCAAGAACGCTTCTGGTCAAATCACCTACACCAGCACTGAATACACCGCTGATGTGCAGCAGTTTTCGGTTCGCACCGACCTGCTGACTGTGGTGAAGGATCTGCGCAAGCGTAATACACCGACCTTCTCTGATGGTCTGTATCGCTGCATTTGCGATCCCACCTTCATGATGCACCTGCGTCGTGATCCCGACTTCCGTGAGATTGCCCGCTACGCTGGCAACCCTGGTCAAGGCATGTACATGG